ACCTAATAAAGAGCTACCAATTGAGAGTGCTGTTCCTATTCCTATTGCCATAATCTGTTCCTGTTACGGTCTATATATTAACTAGTTAATGTATTTCTACTGGTGTTTTTATCATGCAAGCGTTAATGTCCCGTTTGATAAAAACGTATGAAAATATTTGCCATCGGATTGGGTTACGGTTCCGCCTGTTAGTACCTGACCATAAGTATCTTCGTAAGCAATAATGACAATCCCTTCATGACCATTACCACCTGCGGGGGAAGTTCCTGTAGCACCGCCTCCGCCTCCGCCGCCAGAGCCGTAGTAAGTACCTGCTCCACCGCCGCCTCCGCCGCCTCCGTTACCACCTCCAGTAGCACCACCTGCACCACCAGAAGGATCACCACCGCCGCCACCAGAACCACCATAGCGTTGCCCGGTTAACGACCAGATTGGGCCTGCTTGACCCGCAGAGCCATTAGTATCATCTCGCCCTTGGCCGCCCTGTACACCATTAGGTACACCACCTGCACCACCTACGCCAGTTCCACCTGCTTGTCCGGGGCCTCTAAAACCACCACCACCGCCTGTTGCAGTTGCAGATAAGCTACCGCTAATAGAAGACGTGCCCCCCGCTTCACCGGGGTTAGTACCAGAGTCACCTCCGTCACCAACAACAACACTTACACTAAAGTCAGAACCTAAAGTAATCGTATCTTGGCCTGCATTAAGACCGCCAGAGCCACCTCCACCGCCGCCTCCGCCAGTTCCATCTGGTACACCTTCACCACCACGACCGCCGCCGCCAACTACAGCGTAGTCAATAGCAAGACGTAGGTGTGCTAGCTTCCATTCGTCACTGTCTTTAATATATACAGCGGCTTCTTTCCATTCGTCAGAATCTTTAACATAAACATTTGTAGCTTCTTTAAATGTTCCGCTGTCTTTGATGCTAATAGGCATTACGCACTGACCTTATACCAGATATCACCATCAGAACCGCCTGTCGGATCAGAGGTGCTGACAGTGCGAGTACCTTTACCATTCAAACCATCAGCAATCTTTGCATCTGTCACAGCGGCATCAGCAATCTGTGCTGTATCAATAACTCCGGCTTGGGCAATCACATCTTGTACAAACGCAGTTGTCGCAATCTGTGTGCTATCCGTGGTAGCGGCAGGAACTGCGCCGGTAATAACAGGAGTACCTGTAAATTCAGGCGAGTTTGTATTAGCCTTTGTTGATACTGCGGAGGCAATGGCATTGAACTCATTATCAATCTCCGTGCCTTTAACTTTTTTTCGGGTATCCCCAACAGGGTAACCGTCTTTTGCCGCAAAGTTTGTTGCTTTTACATAATCAGACATTTAAACCACCAATTTCCCTGTCTTTGCAAAGATATCAATTTTTTGTATTGACAAAGCACCACCATTCACATCAGCCTCAATACCGATCTGTAATACAGTGCCTCGTCCACCTAAACTTAATGAAATATTATCCAAAATAATTCCTGATGAGTATTCTGCTTCATTGTCAATATCATCATCTGAAAAATATTCATCGACATTATACTCTGATGTAATTCCTTCAGATAATTGAAATGCAGAGCTATCATAATCAATATTGTAATCGAATGCCCACTTTAATGAGGCTTCCTGTTCTGTTGCTCCAATCAAAGCAATGCGGATCTTTTTTAGAATTTTTTCAACTGTAGAACTATCAAAATCAAAATAGTTTGTATAATATGACATACGATATTTTGTACCATTGTCTGTATACCCGTCATATTTAGCAACGTAGGCAGTTTGCCCTAATAATAATGTGTTATCTTTAGTGACTTTAAGCGCAGTGGGTTGAATATCAGTCCAAATCGTCGTTCTCCGACTACCGTCTTGTAAAGGTGCTCGCATGTCAAAACAATACACAAACCCTGTTGACGGGAAAGTAATCAAATAAAAAGCATCTTGTGGAGAATATACGCCTTTAATCCGAAACTCTGTTTCGCTTTGTGTATACTGAACAATGTCATCCCGGACGTTGCGACTGATATCAGTAATTGGTGCGGATTGTTCTTGAATCACACGCCCAAGACTTCGTACACCATCAGCACTTAAAAACACCACATCAGTTCCAACAGCGGCGACAGAATCACGAGCAATACAGCCAATCCCTGTAATGTGGTCAGTCATTTGGAATCCAATACCGGTAGGGTCTTCCGCACCGGCAAAGAATGCAATGTTACGACGACCAAAAATGACTAATCGATTGTTGTAAGCAGTGATTGCTGTCACTGTATCATCTTCACCAAACAGTTCACGGATGTTTAAGTAACCTGTGCCAGTCCCTGCAAACGCTTTAGGCTCTAAAATCTTACTCCAGTAAACTGTGTAGTCATCTCCGACCCAAAGACGGTTAAAACAAGCAGAACCACACGAAGGTGTTGTCGAACCCGGTGCGCTAGTAAATTCAACATATTCGTCTGCTGATCCATCATAGTAGACCATTTGATGTCCTTGCTGGACAAAGACTGATACATTGTTATAACTCAGGATCTGCCAATCATCATCGGTGATCGCAATAGCGGCTTTGGTTGCAGTACCACCAGATGTGTAAGCAGTAAATGCCGAGGAATCGGTACTGTCTAAAGTAAAGGTATCCGCATCAACCACCGTAATTGTGTAGGTGTTAGTGTTCAGCTCAGTCATTCCAACAACACCAGTAATCGTGACTGAATCACCGGTCTCAAAATTATGCCCGGTAGCGGTGATTGAACATGGGTTTGCTTGTGTTGCCCCTGTGATTGTCGCTGACTGTGCAGTTAATTCAACAGGATCTAAACCACTGTCAAGCTTCCACAGCTTGCTGTCAGCGGCAAATAAAGTTGTTAGGCTACCATCAGTCTCTGTGTGCTCACCAATCGCTCTGACAGCTCCTGTGACGCTTACAGACTCATTAGAATATTCAGTCCATCCTTTACGACTACCGATACGACCGAACTTATCGATAACACAGTTTGATGCATCCAATGCAAAGCCACTTGAAATGGTAATACCAGATTCTTGAGTGTTTAGCCCAAAGAAGCCCGGTGCGGCTAGTGTGACACTACGTAATTCACCAGCCACTAAATCTCACTCCAAACAAGTTCATCTGCAAAGTGTCCGGCGTCGATAGCAATATGGTCTGATAACGATTGTGCAAACAGTGCAGATGCTTCTTGTGACATGATGCCACCATCTTCACCACGTTCTGCAATTGCTCTTGCCACTGCACCAAGTATGACAGGCTCAGAAGGAACGGAAAGTTCATCGTTGTTAGTAGATAAGGCGGCTTGTGGGTTTACCACGTTAAAGCGAAGTGTGTACACACCATCTGGTATTGGATACACATTCACTAACGTATCTCCGTCAGCAGAGATTCCGTTGAACCCGTAGTATAAAGGCTTTCCAGTTTGAGGACTAGCGGCGTTTAAGAATGCATCATCCAACCATGTAGACGTGCGTCTTTCCATAAAGAAATTGGAGGTATCATTAACAACATTTAAAACCCTGAACCGGGAACCTGTTGTTTCCAACTCGTAAATATATGAATCAGCGGCTGTGGTAACCGTCAATGTTTCTCTGAGTGCGTTCCAGTTCCATGCATCCTCAACCTGACGCTTGGCATCATTAACGAATTGTCCAATCAGTTTGCTGTATGCGTTTTCGGTAACGCCACTCACTTCACGCTCTCGTAAGCGGATCATGACAGAGTTAACAAGTTCTAAATAGTTCATTACCACTTCACCTTATCAGCCCAATAAGCCGCTGACATCTTACCTTTAGCAATATTCTTTCCATGTCTGGCTTTAAATGAGGCACGTTTTGTCTTCATGCGTTGTGATTCCCCGGCTTTTGGTTTTCCTGCAGTCTTTGCACCCTGCTCTCCAAAGCGAATCGTCTTCACTTGGTCGCCTTCTTTTGCGACTACTACATGGCTTTTCTTTGGATGATTTGGTGTACGTTTTGGTTTATTGTATCCTGCTACACCAGCTCGTTGAAGCCTTGGGTCTTTAGCCATCAGTTATTCCTTACTGCTGTTGCATTCTGTTCAATAACAGAAACAAGAATTGTTGCAGATGCTGAGGCGCTTGCTTGGATTTTATCACCGGCTTCCATCATGATAAATTCATTATACGGGCCGCCGATCTGAAATACATCTTTTGCTGACAGCGTTTTACCATCTAATATAGCTAACGCTGTGGCAGTAGATGCCTTGTAATACGTGAGGTTAAAGGTTTCGTTTGATCCTGACGTATTGGTGATATATACCAGTACCCATTCAGCACGTTTATTGGCTGGAACTTCATAAATATTGGTGAGCGATGTGGTTAACACCGCACCTACTGATCGTTTTGTAGCCATTGAATTATACCATAAAAAATGTTAAATGTCAAATTACTTACGTCTCTTGCCTGATGCAGTGACTTTATGCTTAATAGGCTTTGAAGAAGTCTTACGTTGAATGCTGGATTTCTTCTCAGCGGATGTCATCTTCTGCGCTACTTTTTTAGGTCTACACGCTGGATAAGGTCTTTTACTGCCGCCCTTGGCTGACTTCCGCCCACAAGCTTTACCAGTCTTGAGATCAACCCATTCTTCTTTGAACCATTTGGTTAGCCCGCCTTTAGGCTTACTTGTACGTGCCACCACGTTTCTTGTACTCCTTGGTTAACCAGCCTGATGCATACGCAGAAGGCCAGACTTTATACTTCTTCTTGGCCTCTGCTTTAACTCTGGCATACAAAGCTTTATTTTTTGGTTCTGCCACGCTTTTTCACCTTCTTCAAATCAGCACCAGTGATCTTCTTCCGAGGGGGAGCGACTGCCGCTAGTTTCTTTTGTTTAGGGCTATACTTGCTGTAAGGCATCAGATTGTCTCCAATCGACGACCTGACTTACGACAGCGACCTTGCGCTGTACAGGTGTCTGGTGTTGTACAAGTTGCACACAGGATTGGCGTAGGGGCATCCACAATCGGAGTCTTACGCCGGGTGTTGTTCTTCGGTGCTGTTTTCTTTTTACCATACATCATTTCTTTAACATCTCCATAACGCCTTTACCGGCTTTGACACCGAATGAGGCCAGTACAATCACCATGAGAATCTCATGATACCAAATCGGCAAAGTTGCCAATGCGTCGAATCCCCGCTGTATATGTGGAACCATGTCTGGAATAAAAACAAGTATCAACGGGATGCTGAACACTATCGTTAACCACTCGTCTTTCCACGAGTTCTTGGATGCCTCTGCCATGATGCGTTCCCAATCCGCTGTGGACTGTGCCGCTGTTTTCAGTGCGGTGGCTTTGGCCTCTGCGGTGGCCTTGGTTGATTCCGCCTTGGCACTGACCCATGTACCTGCCAAGTTCGTGATAGCTGTGACTAACCCAATCATGAGGCATTTCCTGTTACGTCCGTCTGTATACAAATTGCATCGTAGTTCATCTTAGGCTG